AACACAACAGACATCAACGGTGCTGTTGGCGATATTGGTACACAATCAATCACATTTACTGCTAACTCAACAGTTGCAGTAGCATCAACAGGTACTTTCTAAACAACTAAACAAAGGGGCACAGCATGGCAAAGTTAAAAGTAACAAGGGCAGATGGATCAGTTGGGGAATACCCAATCACTCCATTGGTGCAGTATGGTTTTGAGATTCACGCCAAGAAGGGCTTTCACAAAGCGTTCATCGAAGACCAGAAGCAAAGCGATATCTTCTGGCTTGCCTGGGAATGTATCCGCCGTTCGGGTGAAACTGTTAAGCCATTCGGAGAGCAATTCATCGAAACCTTGACAACTGTCGAGGTACTAGATGATGACCCTTTGGCTTAGGGCGCGACTCGATCACCTATCTGATTGCTAAATTAAGTGTCAGACTCGGGATCGCGCCACAACAATTATTAGAGCTAGATGAAGTAATGCTAAGAAACCTAATTAAGGTTCTGCAGGAAGATGCAAAGGAGATAGCGAATGCCAACAGAAGTCAAAGGCGGCATCGCACTTCGTAAGGCATTGCGTAAGTTCACTCCAGACTTAGCCAAAGAAACACAAAAGGAAATGGCAACGCTGCTAAAGCCAATTACTGCTAAGGCGCGTGGTTTTATTCCTGCTAGTGCTCCGCTTAGCGGATGGGCTAAACCTTCTAAGACTGGCAGATTCCCAAATTACTCAGCAAGTGCTGCTAAGCGTGGAATTGGATACAAGACAACACCATCAAAACCTAATCGCAGAGGCTTTAGAGCATTGGCTCAAATCCTTAATAAGTCTGCCGCTGGCGCTATTTATGAAACAGCAGGGCGTGTAAATCCTAATGGTCGATCACAAGCTAAAATGCGTGAGGTCGTTATCCCAAGCAGTAATCCTGACATTGGCGAGCATCGCTACAAAACTAGCACAGGTAAAGGTTATGGGAAAAGCAACAACCCTAATGCTGGTGAACAATTTGTAAATGCTGTTAACTCTACTGGTCAAATTAAAGACGCTTACCAGCGCAAAGCAGGACAAGCAGGTCGCTCTTCACGCAAGATGCGTGGTCGAGTAATCTTTCGTGCATGGGCAGAAGATCAAGGCAAGACAAATGCAGCAATTATTAAAGCAATCGAAGCTTCTCGGGATAAGTTTAATAAGGCGGTGGGATACTAATGGCTGATGTAAAGATAGATATAGCCGCCGAGTTTACCGGCAATAAGGCATTTAAGCAGGCAGAAACCACAACTCAGAAGTTAGAGAAAAGTGTTGCCAAGTTAGGCAAGCAGTTACTCGGAGTCTTTGCTGCTGGCAAATTACTGTCATTTGGTAAGCAATCAGTCAAGGCTTTTGCAGCTGATGAGAAAGCTGCGCGATCTCTTACATTGGCATTGGCTAACACAGGCAACGCATTTGCAGCCATTGAGGTCGAAAAGTTTATTGGTGATTTACAGCGAGCGACAGGTGTTCTCGATGACAATTTGAGACCAGCGTTTAGAACACTTTTGACCGCAACGGGAAATGTCAAGAAGTCACAGGATGGTTTAGCCCTAGCCCTAGATATTGCAGCAGGTACTGGCAGAGATTTAGGTGCTGTGTCTCTGGCACTTGCAAAGGCTTATGGTGGTCAAACCACAGCTCTCAGCCGTCTAGGTGCAGGCTTATCTAAAGCCACTCTTGCATCTGGTGATTTAGACTTAATTACAGCGGAACTTACAAAGAAGTTCTCGGGTCAGGCACTAGCTGCTGCCGAAGGCTATGCAGGATCAATGGCAAAGCTTGCAGTTGCTTCTGAGAATGCTAAAGAGATTATCGGCAAAGATTTACTTGATGCCATGCAACTTATTGCAGGCAAAGATGGCATTGGCGGAGCAACAACAGCAATGGAAGGCTTTGCAACTCAGGTCGGTAACGCCATTTATGGCGTAGGCGTTCTTATAGCCAAGTTAAGAGAAATACCTGGAGCAGGTGTTATATCCGATTTCTTAACAGCGCCTACTGGCGCATTGGCGTTACTTTCTATGTTTGGTCGCAATCGCAAAGCAACAGCAGCAGGCACACCACAGCAATCGCCTGGACAACGCAAGGCAATCGATAAAGCCAATGCTGATGCGCTCAGACTGCAGAAAAGCAATAACACATTAAAGAAGATTGACAATGATGCAACTGCTCGAAAGATTGTTTTATCAGCAGACCAGTTAGCACTTCAGGAACTAGAAAAGAAGTTTGATGTAGAGCGCATTGGATTATATGCAGCTCTCAATCAATCAACTGATGGCGAAACAAAGATGCGCCTTCTATCGCTCATCGCTATTCATGATCAGAATACTGCTATGGCTGCAATGATAAAGAAGGCTAACGAGGCAGAGAACGCCTTTGCGGCATTCATTGAAGCCCTTCGATCAACTATCAGAGCCATGCTGGACAGTATTGCCCCACAGGCTAAGCAACTTCAAAACATGACAATGGGCCCAAACACTCCTATTGAAGTGCAAAGAGAAGTTATTCGCGACAGATTAAATCTTGCTATGCCAGACATATCAGCATTGCAAAGCCGACTTGGACAATTCAGTAGTAGCTCATCAAGTGGTGCGCCGTCAGTTGTGGTAAATGTTTCAGGCTCAGTCACAACAGAGCGCGATTTGGTCAATGCCATCACACAGGGCATTTACAATAATCAGGCTTCCGGAATCCCAATCTCCTATTCGACTGCGTACAGATAATGGCGTTACCAGCAACCCTTTCAGTCAAGATAAATCTATCGGGTGGAGCTTCATTCGGTAACCCGTTTATCTTGGGTACTTCACAACTAGGCTTTGCTGAACTAGCTTCTGCCATTCCTGTCATTGTCGATGTTTCTGCTCAGACAACAAACATCTCGACTCGTAGAGGGCGCAACCTTTTGCAAGATAATTACGAGTCAGGTCAAGCAACTATTAGAGTGGTCGATCCCCAGGGTCTGTTCAACCCCCAGAACAGTAGTAGCCCCTACTTTGGTCTTTTACAGCCACTTAGGAAGATTCAGGCATCTGCTATCTATGGCGGTGTTACTTATGGCTTATTTGGCGGTTACATTACCGAATATCGCTACACCTATCCAACAGGTCAAGAAACAGGCTATGTGACCTTTATTTGTTACGATGCATTCCGCTTGATGTATAACTCCAATGTCACAACAGTTACAGGTGGCACAGCAGGTCAGACAACTGCACAGCGAGTTCAATCCATTCTTAGCATGATTGCATGGCCGCCAGCCTTTACCAGCATTGGCACAGGCGCTACAACTTGCGTGGCAGACCCTGGCACAACTCGCACAGTCCTAGAAGCCATCCAGACCGCTGAGTTCACAGAGCAGGGCGCGTTCTACATTGACGAGAATGGCGTTGCAACCTTTAAGGGCAGACAATTTGTGGTTGATGCCCAAGCTGCTAGCCCTACAGTATTTAACCAAACTGGTACAGGAATTAACTATGCAGGAATTACCTTTGCACTCGATGACAAGACAATCGTGAACAAGGCGACTGTAACTCGAATCGGTGGCACAGCACAGACTTACTCAGATGCGACATCCATTGCCCAATACTTCACACGATCTATTACAGCTACTGATATGTTGATGCAGACAGATGCAAACGCCTTAGCCTTAGCAACTGCCTATGTTGATAGCCGTAAGGAAACTTCTATCCGAATTGAAACCATCACGCTGGACTTGGTGACTCCTAACTATGCTTCTGGAGTTGCAGCAGGTTTAAGTTTGGAGTTCTTTGACACAGTAGATATAACCAATGAGCAACCTGGTGGATCAACTATCCAAAAGAAGCTACAGATTCAAGGCATAGCCCACACAATCACCCCTAACACTTGGGTGACCACTTTTGCTACACAGGAACCTTTACTCGATGTTATGTACTAGAATTGACCCTATGAAAGAGGTGTGCTAATGGCTGTTGGATTCCCACTTAAAACGACTTATGCGAATGGAGATGTCTATTCCGCAGGCGATGTCAATGACACCAATGGCACTATCAACCTGCTTGGTTCAAGCGTTGCTTATGCTGCTGGTAAGAATAAGATTATCAACGGTGACTTTGGCGTATGGCAGCGCGGTACATCTTTTGCATCTATAGCATCCAATGTTTATTTTGCAGATAGATTTGGCGCAGCCAATACTGCTGGCGGTGGAACAATTACTTTTAGTCGTCAAACTTTTACACCAGGAACAGCACCAGTTTCAGGATACGAAAGCGCGTATTATGCAAGATTAGCAGTGACATCAGGTTCAGGATCAACAGTGACAGGTTGCTGGCAAAAAATAGAAGACGTCAGAACTCTTGCAGGTCAAACTGCAACCATTTCATTTTGGGCAAAAGCAGATAGTGCGAGAACTCTTAGCATTTACACAGTTCAAGATTTTGGTTCAGGTGGTTCAAGTGGTGTCGTAACATCTACAACAAGAACTTTGACAACATCATGGGCACGTTATACGTACACTCTTAACCTTGCCAGCATTTCAGGTAAAACTATTGGCACAAGTTCTTATCTTTACATTGCAATTGAACTAGGTGCTGGGCAAGCAAGCGGAACAGTTGCATTGGATACTTGGGGCTGGCAGGTCGAAGAAGGCTCAACAGCCACAGCCTTTCAAACTGCAACAGGAACTATTCAAGGTGAACTTGCTTTGTGCCAAAGATATTATTATCGACAAACAGCACAACAAGTTTATTCGGTAATTACAACAACTCAAAACATTTCAACTACTCAAACTATTGCGGCTTACACAATGCCAGTAACAATGCGTGTTGCTCCAACAGCTGTAGAGTTTTCAACTTTGGCTTTACAGGAATACAGCACAGGTGGGCTTTCTGCGGTAACTGTTTTGACCTTAGAAGGCAATGTTGGTGGGCTAAATACTCAGAGTTTATTATTTACAGTATCAAGTGGATTAACTACAAACAGGGTAACTAGAGTTTTGTGTAATAACTCATTATCGGCTTACCTCGGATTAAGTGCGGAGTTGTAAAATGGACAATGTAACCTTTATTAAAGTGGCAGGATTTGACGGCGTAGAAGTAGAGCACGCCATTATTGACCGAGGCAATGGGGAATATACCTCAATGCTTAAATCAACTTATGATGAAATGATTGCAAAGCAAAATGAAGCCTTTACTGTGTAAAGCAGGGCAACAACTTCGTGAGCAGATTGATGATTCGTTTCCGGACAGAGATCGTAAGTCTGATGGTTGGATAGGCGATGCCGCACACTCCAATCGTAAGAGTGACCACAATCCCGATCCGTCTAACGGAATCGTCAGGGCTATTGATGTGGATAAGGACTTCGACTCACGCCCCAGCACAGGTGCTTATATTGCCGACCAAATACGCCTATGTGCCAAGAAGGACAAACGAATCTCATATGTCATCTTCGCAGGTCGAATTGCCTCATCTAAGTCATTTTGGCGTTGGCGTTCTTACAATGGGGTTAATCGCCACGATCATCACATT